TGTTTAAATTTAAACAATTCATTAATCGAGAAACTACTATATTTCTTTTTTGTTTGTATTCATCTTCAAATATTTGAATTAATTTAATTCCTGCCTCGTCCGCAAGATCTGCTTTTAATTTATGCAAGGTTTTTCCTTTTTGTGTTTCTGTGTGCCAATAAAGACCATGCATTTCGATTCCTAGTTTCATACTAGGAACGTATATATCTATTTCGTATCCTTTTAAAATCGTTCGTTCTCTGTATATAAATGGTATATCATATTGATCTAAAATATTTTTAATAAAAATTTCCATCTTAGAACCCGTAGGCTTGCACTTACGACATTCTAAATATTTGTGATATTTTAAAATAGATTCAAATTCGTCTCCACATTTTTTGCATTTCCATTTATAAGATTTGTATGCATTAGAAAATCCTTCATATTCTTCAAAAGGAAACAAAGGCATCACGACATCACCATCAACTAAACTATTATAATATTTTAATCTATTAATTTTTGAAATTAATTCTGGATTTCCTTTATTAACTATATTTCCACTTTTAATTCTATCCTTATACTCTTGCGTTTTAGTATAATTAGTTTTTCCGTATTTTTTTAGATTAGTTTCTAGTATCTTTTTCTTTCCTTCTTCTGAGGCAAAGTAATTAGTTGTGCCGTATTTTTCTAAATTTGTTTGTTTTAACTTGACCATTCTTTCTGGTGATTTCATATGGCACGTCCTACTACACGTAGCTTGCCAGCCATTATTTGAATTGAAAATAGTATCTTTATTACAAACAACACAAGTTGGTTGTTGTTTTACATTCTCTACGAAAGAGCGCACCCTAACAGAAAATGCGTATACAGAATTATCCAAAAATTTAGTTTCTTCTATAATTTCATTAAACAAGTCACTTCCGAAATTTTTAATGAACATCTTTTCTTTTACGAATCTATAAGATCCTTCGTAATTTTCTTTCAGAAATTTTATGATTTTAGTTTTGTCGTCTTCCATATGTACTAAATATATCATCAAATTATTTAATATCAATTAAATTAATCATCTATTCTTCCAGTGGCTTCAAATACACATCCAACATCGAAATTATGTGTAGTCATTTTAGTTCTTCTTTTTATTCTAAAACTCTGTCCCTTACTTAACATCGTAAAATATTCTCCGTCTATTTTAAGTTCATTCGTGAAATTTGTATAATTATATAGATACTCTTGTGTAGTTCCATTCGGATGATGATGTAAAAACTTTTATATAAAACGAAAAAACCCGTGGATTTCTCCACGGGTTTTTGTAAGTACTTTATTATTAAATACTTAAATTTTACATGTAGATCGCTTGATTTCCGGGAGTAAATGCCTGACCAAGATTCTTGAGAATAATGGTGTGGTAATAGAGCGATGCTCCGAAAATATTATCCACTACGCCATATCTTGTCAAGAGTCCAACGCGAGGAGCGAAGTCATTCGGTCCGATTGTGCGTTGTACCATAACAGGAATGTATGGGCAGTAAATGATACCTGAATCATAGAATTCAGTACCTTTGTATCCGAGAAGTGCATACTCGATGCCTTCTGGACCTGTTCCGGTGCCATAGCCTACATCACCATATACTCCGCTGTTCTGTACTTCGGTGCGTGTATCACGATAAACTTGGAAACGACCACCGAGAGAACCAACTTTAGCTACGCCAGTTTGCTGGGTAGAAACGTTGCCCTGTACAGTTACCCACTGGAATTCGGGGAGCATTTCAAAGATAGCGCACACGCGAGGTGTTGCTACGATGAAGTTTGCTGCTCCACGACGATTGCGGATAGCGATACGGTTTGCTTCGATAATTACTCTCTGGTAGAAGTCACGGTTACGTTCAACAAGCCAACGACCATCGGCAGTAGATGGAGACCATACAGAGAATCCTTTCTTGTAACCACCATTTAAGGAGGTTTGGATCATACGGATAATCATTTCACGGTCGATTTCGGCTTGGATCTCATATGCCATAGCATTAGTGATTTCAGCGTCGATATCAATACCGTTCATGTTCTTTAAGTCTTGCTCTAGCTCGACAGACCATTTTGCACCAAGGCGGCGAGTACCAGCTTCAACGGCAGTCTTCTCGAAGGATACTTCAACGGTTGGGATGTTTGCGTTGATTTCGAAATTCTTGAGAATTTCAGCAACACCACCATCAGCAGCATTAAAGTTCCATGTTACGCCAGATTCGGCATGAGTACCGAGACCTGAAAGCGCAGCAGCAGAAGCACCAGTGAAACGGGAATCTAGATATTGCCATCCTAATTCGTTGTCACCTTGTGGTGACTTACCACCTGCTCCACCGGGAAGACCACTACCGAGGTTATCACCAGAAGCTCTGTAATTTACAGTTGAGGTGTTACGATATGGTTGTCCAGATCCACTTGAAGGATTACCGGGAGCTGCATCCCAAGAAGTACCACTTTGTGATGCATCTTGATAATTACCACCGAGGGTATCCTTGGAGTACTTATAACGGAGAGCGAATGCTAGTCCAACTGGACCAGACATTGGCTGAACGCCAACGATTTCGTTGGAGATAAGTTCTGGGAAGGTACGACGAATCATCGGAATAAGAATCTTTGGAAGACGATTATCGCCGGGAGCGTAGCTATCGGAACCACCGGGGAATGCTCCACCAGTGCCACCGTTGTTGATAGAACCGAACATAGTTCCGGCTCCACCAGCTACGTTTGCTTCACGTAAGCAATAAGCTTCTTGGTTTTCAAGTAGCATTGCAGTGTTTAGACGAGTATGATCATCTTCAATTGCGGCTACGCTCTTGCTGGTGTAGTCGAGCACTGGTGCCCACTTTTCCAAAAGAACCTTAGCGCGATCTTGATCGATGTATGATTGTGCGGGTTTGATTTGTTTCATATGTGTTATTTTTCTTTCTTTTTTGATTTTCGACCTCAAGATATATTAATATCAGGATCTCAAGTAATATTTACTTCTACCAAATTTTTATAAGAGCAAATATATTAGTATTTACTCAATTCGTTCAAATAATTTGAAACGCTTGAAAAATTTTCTTCGATTGTTTGAACTTCTTCGGTTGTATCTTCTTCGATAACAACACGATCTTGTTTAATTTGACGATGTGTGAACGCTTCTTCTTTAAGAGTTTGAAGACGTTCTTCTTCTTTCTTATCGAAAAGTGAAAGTGTATAATCAATGTTCTCCATGATGAACTTTGGAGATTTTCCTTCAAAAACACGTTGTGCGTATTCTTTCTTCTTGGGATTTAGCTTAGAAGTCTTTTGTTCAAGAATTAGAGCAGCTTTTGCTTTTGCGAGAGTTTCGCGAAGTGTTTCTACTTCGGACTTAGCTTGTTCTGCAACTTTACGTGATTCTGTAATTTGAGTTTTGCCGTCGAGAAGAGCTTCTTTTAGAGAGTCGTTCATTAATGCAGAATCAATTGCGAGACTTTCGCGGAGATTGTTTAGAATGATACGAGCTTTCTTATTTTGAACAGCTTCGGCAATAGCTTTCTTTGGAATTTTGCTTTCGATGAATACGTCGATGTAATCAGAAACTTTTCCTACTAAGTCTGCCTTGAATTGTTTGGCTTGCTCACTTACAATAGTTTGATATTTATTAATTACTGTTTTGAGTTTAGCAGTATTGTTAGCATCTAGTGCTTCTACGACTTTTTGTAATTTCTTGCTATGATCTGCATCGATAGCTTCTAGAAGTTGTTGTGCTTTTTCGGTATATTCAGCATCTTGTTCAGTTAGAGCTTTTTCTACATGAATCTTTACTCGTTCATTAACAGCACTATCGAATGCTTCTTGAATTTGGCCGAGTGTTTCGTCTGTTAAAATTCCTTGGGTAGCTTCTTTGAGAAGTTTTGTAATTTCAGTTGCCATAATATTAGTTAGTCTTTTTTATTTATTTTTATTGATGAAATAATTAATTTACCTTACGTTTGTATCGTCTCCTAAAGTTTCTGTGTTATATCTAGGCATGTCTCTTTCGAATTCTTCTTTATCTTCGTACATTTTAGTACCAGCTTCTTTGATTTTTTCGTGAATTTCTTTTAGATATGCTTTATCGGAAGAATCTTTACATGACATAATGCATCCTTGGATTTCATCTAATAAATCCCCCCAATGTTCCATATCGACTTTTCCTAATGTATAGGCAGTCTCCATAAATCTTGTGTTTGAATTTCCGCCATGACAAGACCTTCTGAATAGTTCTTTCATCTTGGAAAATAAATCAGAGTCAAAAATTGAACGGAGATATAGAGTTTCTGATTCAACAGATTCTTTTAACTTCTTTCGTTTTGCTTGTGGAAATTTACCACCACCGAATGCGCTCTTTTTTTCTGCGTCTTTTTCGGCTTTTTCGTTACGATCTTTCTTTTTAAAAGGTTTTAGATTTGAAGTTTTGTCTTTCTTGTCTTTCTTGTCTTTTTTAAAAGGATTCTTTTTTGCTGCTTCTGCGATAGTAACTTTGATTTTTTCATTGATTACATTTTCTAGAAATGTATGAGCAGTACTAAAGTCATCAACGATTAATGAATCGACAAATTTTACAATATTTTGTTCTACGATATTCATATTTTTATTTAGCTTAATTTAATTTTATTTAAAAAATTAATAATAGATTCTTTCAAATATTCTTCTACTTTCTTTTTTGGTAGGCTGGAAATAGATCTTTCAAAATCATCATACACTTCTTCGAATGTTCCGGATTCACCGAGAACCCATGCTTTGGATTCGAGGATTCCGTTTACGAATGCTTTTGGAAAACTTGGATCGGCTACACAATCAATTGAAATAAGACGTAGATCTTTTACGATATTTTTACCACCAGCGGCTTCTTCTAATTGACCAAGTGCTCTGGAACTCATGCCTACACGAACTCCGTCATTTACTAGTGCACGAACAATGTGTCCACAAGGTGTGGTTAATACTTTGCTTTTTCCGTGGAAGATATTTCCGTCTTGATAAAGTTCAGTTACGATATGACAAGCTTTGTCGAGACTAACTTCTGCACTGCTTTCGTGGTTCAACGTACCCATTGAACGGTTTGTACGAATCATTTCTTCTTTGTAACGATTAACTTCTTTAACCATTTCTTCTAATTTGTACAAACGGTTATTACGATTGTAATTTTCCGCCATCATGTAAGGCCCTTTAATAAAAAGGGTGGACGGGCTCTTTCTATCTTTTTCCTCAAAGATATATTCAAACTGTTCGTCTGGAGCTGGTTTTTCTACAATTAATCGTAGTGACATAAAACTATTTAGAGTGAATAATAGTTTTTTTCAGTTATATTTATTCAAAAAATATAAATATTCGTATGACTACGGATTCAGTAGAAATTTTCGAAAAGTATTTAAAATCGTTAAACGAAGCACGAATGCCGAAAGGAACTCCTCGTCCAGATGTTATTGGTAGTAAAAGTTATAAACAAAAAACTACAATGGCAGATAATCCAGATGCTTCTGAAGCACACGGGGCTACTATTGGAAGAAACACTGCATTAACTCCAACACAATCTGATAAAATTAGAGATAGAAACTTTGAATCATATAGAAATGAAGATATGGAAGAAGGTTATTATATTCAATTAACTGGAGAAGGATCTAGAGTTTCTAGAAATTCACAAAAAACCTTAATGAATTTAATGCGTGAATATTCAAATAACAAATACTTTCAAAATGAAGTAGACGGAGATTTAGTAATTCCTTATTGGATACTTCCAGATTGTATAGAATATTTTACTATGAGTGCAAAGTCGGAAAAAAATCCAAATCTTCGTCAAGCATATATAGATGCACTCATATTTATGTATGAAGCCATGAGTGATAAAACCACTTATCAACAAATATATAGAAATTCTAAACCTGTATTAAGAATAAAATCAGAAGGAGGAAAAAGAGAAGTAGAAGAATTAAAAGATACTTATGATGAATTTTCTTCTAAAATAATAGGAAGAATTAAAACATTAAAAACAAATCCTCCAATGGCATTAGTATTAAAGCCTTTTCTTTTTCACAACCACACAAAACCAAGACAACAAGTAAAATTTGGGTCTGATGTTTACGAAGATGCTATATTTCTACATGCTCCCGGAGAAGGTGGTCATACTATTTTTGGAAAAACAGATATAGAACCCAAACATGACTATGAAGGAACAGATCCAACATATGGTGTAAGTAGTGCTGAAAATATAACAGAACCAGAATTAAATAAAATTCACATAAAAGACAAAGAACAAGCAAGAAATACTCCATCTCCAGCAAAATCATTAGGAACACCAAAAGTTAAAAGAAAGAAAATAAAAGAATCTTTCTTTATCAAGGATATTCCTTTTTAAATGAATATCTCAGAAAGAAAACTTTCCCACTTTTCGTGGTGTTCTGCAATATTTTCTTGATTGTTCTGTGTGAACAGTTTTTTAGATAATCCTCTATAGAATTCAGAAGGTGGTGCTCCTTTTTTTGCTCTACGTTCCATTGCGGCTCGAAAGAAAGATAATGCTACTAATGTTTTTTCAGCTAATATAAAACCACGATCATCTAAAACATAAGGAAGTGGATCTTTTCTTTTTAATCCGTTATAAACAATAATTGCTACTTGATGACATTCTTCTTTGTTTTCTGCGAAAGTAGCAGTCATACAGAGAAAAGTTAAAACATCAAGTGGTTTGGAAGATAAGAATGTTTCACTTTTCTCTAAGATCTTAGTTCCAAAAGCAACATATAACTGTTCTGGATCTTCGGAATATAATACTTTGATTAATTTTGCTGATTTATCATCGTATAATTCATCAATTAAACTCACAATATTATTTAACTTTAAAACAATTCTTTTTCTGTTAAGATAATAAATTCTGCTCCTCTGTCTTTTGCATATTTTTTAGCGGCTTCCCATTTAGCTTGGTTAACTGCCCATTGTGTATTTTCGTACAATACCGTAGCTTTCTTTTTCTTTTTAGAAGGAACCGGAGCCAACGTTTGTTTATATGGCTTTATCTCTATAAGATACTTTTTAATCTTATCACCTTCTTTTAATACTATGTAATTGTCTACAAAATATCGGTGTATTCTGTTGTCTATTGGACTTCTATACGGGACTACGATATTCTCCGATCCCCACTCAACCACATTAGGATTAGAATCCGCCCATAAAAGAAACTTTCGTTCATAAGAAGATCGGAAGACCGCATATTCACCCATAAACTTTTGGGGATTTTTAGGTTTAAAATAACCTTGTTTAAATCGTTCATCTTTTTTTCCTAATGGAAGCACGTTATTATTTAACTTTTCAATAATAAACTTCTGATTAAATTGTAAATCACAGAATCATTTAATTTTTCCTTTTGTTCCGTAGGTTCTACTATTTCTAAATTTTGTAGATCAATTCCAGATATATATTTTATCAAATTTCTGCTAATCGTAATTTTTTGTAACTTGCTAGAATAAATAACTACATAGTCTCCTTTAAGTTCTTGTAACTTTGGTAAATAAATAATATTTGCGTTATGAGCACGGATATAACCGCTCTCTTTTAATTGTGGTAATTCTATTTTAGCAGCTTTTTCACAATCAATATCACCACTTTCTTTTAATTGTGGTAAATGTAATGAACGTATCGAATTCGAAGAAATTTTACCACTTTTTACTAATTCTGGTAATGATAAAGTCTGTGTTAAACTAGCATATATAGCCCCACTCTGGATTAATTCGGGTAATGATAAATTTAATGTTCTTCGGCAGAAAATAGATTTACAATATTTTAATTTTGGTAACGATAAATTTCGTATTTCTTCAAAAAGAATATTTTCACTTTTTTCTAATTGTGGTAATGTTATTGTTATGGCTTTTTCGCATCCAATATCACCACTTTCTTTTAATTGTGGTAATTCCAAATTTGTCGCTAAATGTGCAGTTATATTACCACTCTTTTTTAAGAATGGTAAAGATACAACTGTTGCGTATTCGAAATTCATATCTCCGCATTCTACCAAATTAAATGGAAATAATACATATTTAAGAGGCCATACAAATCTATCTAAAATAACCACCCCATTTTCATTTATTTGATGTTTTCGATTATTTAAAAAATCTTGAACAATTTTATTTATATTTTTATTAAATTTTGGATCATCTTTCTTTAAACTTAAAAACCACATGGTGCTACCAAAATTTTCCAAAAAACTATTTGAAAAATTTTCCACATCTTTCAAAGCATATAATTGATTTGGCGTAAAATCCAGTCCATCTTCATAATCATAGTCGTCAGGAGTCCATTCCGATACTTGAAGTTCCACTCTTCTTTTTACATTTTGTAAATATTGTTTATGTAGTCTAGGCTTTCCTTCGAAAACATAATCAGGAATATCATATTTTTCCGTCACATAAATAGCCTTTTCCAAAATCTTATTCCATTCTTCTTTTGGAATTCCATTCCATTCTTCTGGTTTTATATCTTTAAATGATGCAAACGTCACTCGATCTTCCGTATTTTTAAGTTCTAAGATACTTTCTAAATCATAAAATTTTTGATAGAATTCCAATTCTCTGCCTCTAATTCGAACATAATTGAATACATTATTTTCAAAAGGTTCTGTCAATTCTGGGTAAAGTTTCAATAATTCTTCTTTAGAAATACTAATATCCTCATTTTCTGTCATCGGATTGTACTGTAATTCTCCATCTTCATCTACATCAACCAACATATAGTGTCCTCTTTTTTTGAGATAACAGAAATATGTAGTCAACTTGTCGTTCCATCTATAATCATGATAATGATAACTAGCATTTGACCCAGAAATACACAGATTTGTTCCTTTTCCAAATTCTTTACATCTTTTGACTCCATTAATCGGATTTTCCGTATCATTAGCCAAATACACCGCAACTTCATCATTTTCGAATAATGCTTTTTCGGTTTCAGTTTTTTTAATTTCTTGTGGTTTATGTTTTTCCTTACCAGCAAAAGAATGCACAATATCCATCCATTTTGGAATACCTTTTTGAAAAAGATTAGAAAATTGAGGGTTGTTCAGTAATTCCTCTTTCTTATCTAAACTATCTTTGTAATCATGCAGAAGAACTGGTAATGCTCTATTATATAAATTTTTATTAATCTTGGATTCATCTCCATTAATCTGATTAACATATTGTTGTGTACCAGACATCATAAGCAAAGAATTAATCAAGCTCATTAAATCTTTACCTTCAAATAATTCCCCGCCTTTTTGTTTTTGTATTTGTAATATCTGATTTATTATATCAGTAGCTATCGAATCTGCTTCTTTTTTTAAATTTAGATTAGATTTATAAAGAGAAGATCCAGTAATAAATTTAGCCAATAATTCTTTAGGATCATCGGATTTTATAACATCTCTAGCTTCTAATAAAATTCTATTATAATATATATCAAATATATTATTTTCATCATTCAACAACATATTTTTATTTACCTACTTTCTAAAGAAGAACCCTATTATCGAACTTCCTATACTTAGAAACTTAGTAGGAAAGAAGTAAAACAAAGCTCCTAAAGAAGAAAGTATGATTCCAAGTATTGCGTATAATTTTATGGTTTTCTTTTTTTCGTAATCTTTAATAGTTTTTGCTTCTATATTATCCGTGACTATTTCAGCTACTAATTCTTCGTTCTTTTCTTCTAGAACTTCGATATCTGCTAAATCTTTTTTACTTTCGTTAAACGTTTCTTCTATAGCTAATTCTTGTTCTTTTTCGTTTAGATTTTTATATTCCGAACCGTCGTCTATTTTTGCTCCTAAAAGTGTTTGACTTTTTTCTATTATATCAATAGCTCTTTTGATTTCAGATCTTTTTAAATCTGTTTTATTTAAAATATTTTTAGCAGTTGCTATGAAATCTTTGGCATCTTCTTGAAGCTTTTGTTGCTTCATATCAATCTCTTTTTGATATTTTGTATAATTTGCCGTAGGTGTCGAACACCCAGAAATCAATAAACAAAGTATTAAAAAATGTTTGTATAAAGTTTTCATAAGTAGTTTATTTTATGTATTCTATTCTAATTACGGAATTGTCTGGAAATATATGTTTAGCACTTCCAGCCCGTTTTTTCATATGATATGTCATATTTGGAAGTTTTTTGATTCTTCCTAATAAAGATCTATCACATTTAAATTTATTACAACAATCGGTTTCGCTAAGACAATAGACAGGTTCGTTATCATTTATAATGATATTAAAAGGAAATTTATATTTAAAATTTAAATATTTTTTTGTTTTATGTTTAGTTTTGTTATTTTTCAAAAAAATCCAATTTTCGATTTTTTCTTTTTGGCGATTTATAATATCGTTTATAATATTTATATCTAATTTAGGATTATCCTCTATATTACAAGGAATTAACTTGATTATAGATTTATCAGAAAAATAATGACTACTGTTTAATTGTCTTGTTATTTTATGTCCATTTTCTTTTGATTTTTTAAATTTTCTCAAAAGAGTATCATATGAATTAAATGTTTTGCAGAAAAAGCTTTCGGATTCACAAAAAATAGGTGTTTCGTCATCTATTTGTATAAAGAATGGCTTTGCTGTGGGAAATATACAATCTTCTCCTTTCATTTCTTTATAGGTTTTTCCTTTATTAGGAGGGCCATTGTAATTTTCCCCGTATATTTCTATAGCAGTTTTTCCTTTTGATGGATTAACCCAATTAGGATTATTGAGTCTTTCTCGCATCTTTTTGCCTTGTTGTCTCTCGGAGATTTTCTTAAATGATTCTAGTTCTCTTTCTGTAAATTGTTTATTTTTTCTTCTTTCTATTCTTTGTTGCGTACTTTTAATTTCTTTTTCCGTTTTACCAACTTTTTCCATTCTTAGTCTTTTAGATTTTAATCTATTTTCTACTTGTTTTTTTATTATTAGATCTTTATTTTTTCCGTATTGTTCTTCGTAAGATTTCCCCTTTCTCAAATTAATGTATTTATGTCTTCCCGGAGACTTCCCTCCTGCATCTATATTAGACAAATATCCATCTCTAGTAACTAATCTTCCACATTTTTTGATTATTTGTTTTTCTATTTTCCATGCTTTTTCTAATGGAATCATTTTATATATTATTTTTCTTATGAAATAATTATCTGGTAAGCTATTAACTATCTTTTGATGAATAGAGTTTCTTTTTAAATAAGAAACTCTAAAATAAGATCCTATCCCAACATAAAAAATTTTTTTAGTTATCGGATTTATATCAACATAAACATTAACTTTGTATTTTCCGTCATACATAAGTATTTATCTTAGTATTCGCGGATCACCATCACCTTAACCTACACAGAATATCGCTGGTGGAGCGTCTCCGAACGCGGCGGCGTTATTAAACAATTGAGTTTCTAGCTTTTCTTTTTCAGTTAAACCTTGTTGCATTAAGTCATTTGTAAAAACTTGCCCACCAAATAGATTTACATTACTAAATTTACCTCTTACCATTCCAACTGTTATTTTTGTAAGAGCTAAGGCATAGTGATAAACCCACATTTCTTTAATAACATCACGTATTGGACGTTCTACATAACAATAAATAACTCCATAAAATCTTACGGAATCTGTTGGTTCTGGATATATTCTTAAAATTTGAGTTCTATCGTCAAATTCAAATGATCTTTTAGTTGCTAAAACTTTTTCACGAGTATCTAGCCATTGTTTTACTGTGTACCAACTAATTAAATCAAATCCGTAGTTACCCATTGCATAACTAAAATAAGTTTGCTGAGCAAGAGTTTGTTCAATAGTAAACAAAGTATTAATACCAGTAGATGCTCCTTCTTGGAAATCTGTAACAGCCATGACTTTTCTGTAATCCATAGCATCATAATCAAACATATTGTTATAGATAACAGTAGGTTGTTTTTCATCCACTATTCCTTTCATACTAATAGTCTGACTATAAGATGGTATAAAATATGTTGAAATAGGTATTACATTTAATGTAGGATCATTTGCAAATGCCGTGACCACTTTATTATATGTAGCGTAATCTAAAATAACATTTCTTTCTAGTCCATCTACAAATAATCCAGATAATTCAGAATTAATAGAAAAGAAAGCTTTATTAAGAGCAGAAGCAGAAATATAAAAAGTATCTTCGCTGTGTATATAAGGAGCAGTGTCTCTAGATTGTGTACGGTGTGTTACACGATTTGGTTCTGATATATTTTTATTGGCAAGCGTAAATAACTTATCAATAGGCAATCCTCTACCTTTTTCGTATAGAGAAGAATCTATTACTAGATATTCTTGGGTATATCCGGCATATTTGGTGAAAAATTCACAAGCTTGTGAAATAGCATCGAACAATTGATCTTGACTAATTTCAACAGAAACTAATGGTGCACCAAGAGTTCTTACTATTCTTTGTGCCAACTTATCAAAAGAATCCATTTTATTATTCAGATTGGTATTCTGAAAAGCCGAAACCGGCATTAAATTATCACAAGACATATAATTATTTAACGAAAAAGCCTATCATTGTTAAACGATAGGCTTTTCTATTTTATCCTTCTGCTGGTGGTGCTCCTTCTGCTGGTGGTGGAGCTTCTGCGCCAGCTTCTGGAGGTGGTGATTCTTCTCCTCCTTCTGGTGGAGGTGGTGCTCCGCCCATTCCTCCCATTCCGCCACCACCCATTCCTCCACCCATACCACCACTTGGTGGTGCTCCGCCTCCGGGTGCTCCGCCTCCGGGTGCTCCTCCTGCTTCTGCTTGTGCAGCTATGGCTTGTTTCCAATTTGGTCCCATATTTTCAATTTGAGTTAATTCCCAACGTAATTCTTTATCTTTTCTTAGGAATTCGCGATTAGCTTTAATATCAATATCACTCCATCCTAAATATCTTTTCTGTGCAAAAGACGGAGAAATAGATTCATTTGATGCTAATGAACCAAAGTTTTGCACTTTAAGTTCTAACTTTTGACTTTCTCTCAATTCGTAGAAGTTAGTTGGAACATTAAATTCAATATGAATAGTTTCTTCTTTTAATTCATATTCTTTCCACATTCCTTTTAATTGTAAATGTGTAATAAATCCGTTCTTTAATCCACTTGCAAAAATATTTTGCAAACGAATAATAAAACGAGCAAATTTTAATTCTTCACGAAGCATATCAGCACCATCACGAAATGCATCTTGTGGATCTAAACGAGTCGTAGGAACCTTTAGAGATTGATAAAGTTTCTTAACGAAGTACATCAAATCTGCTAATTCTCCAAGATTTGAATTTTTCGTAAATACCCCACAATCAAGGGCAAACGTATGATAACCATGATATCTTTCTTCATTATCAATCGTCAATGTACCTACTTGAATCTTGTTAGGAAGCTTCTCGACACTAACTAAACGATGGTTGAATAGTTCGCATTCTTTGCGGAATTGCTTCCATGTTTTATATCCAAAGCTCTTAACCATCGGTGCAAAATGAGTATAAGAAATCTTAGTTCCACACCAATTTTTAATCTTTCTACCTTCATTTAACTTCAAGAAATGACCAAGAATTTCTGGAGTATTGTTAATAATATCACATAAGTCTTCCTTTGTTACTTCATGTGTAGTCTTTCCGCGTACTTGATCAATTACAAATTTAAGAATCTTATCATCAAAAATAAAAGATTGTGTTTCTGTTAATTTTTTTGAAGCATTTACATAATTTTCATTTTTCAATAATTTTTCGTAAGATTTAGAAAAATGAATTTTTCTTTCTTCTTCAGACATTGCAGCAAACTTTGATTTAAGTCCTTTGCTTATCTTCGATCCATATTCTTTCTTAAATTCTGAATCTTTTAGCTTTTCTCCTAAAGCAATTGGACCTAATTTTCCATTTTCTCTTGAGATTTCTGCACGAACCGCTCTCTCTTCTGGTGATAAATTGGAAAAATATTCTTTAATTTCCTTACTTATTTTAGAACAGTGTTCAGTTTTTTCTTTTTCTGAAAAAGAAGACCACATATTTTTTGTGTTTTGTGATATTTTTTTACAGTACTCTTCGTATTTTTCGTAATTATTTTCTTTGAGATATTTCAATCTTTCGACAGAAGCCATAGTTCCTATCATTGGTTCGAATTTTATATCTCTATGTAAAATGATATGATCTTTGGCATTAATAAATGCTAAATTATCAGGAGCATTGTCGAAACGATTTAAATTTTTATGATGGATTACATCTTTCTTAGAACTTAAATATTTTTCGGAATATGTCATTTCCTCATGTTCATTAACATTTTTGAAGAAATTAGCTACCATTCTATGGGTATATTCCCATGTTTTGGTATCATTTTGATATACCATTTCATATTCATTAGTATTCTTACTAATTTTTTCGTTCTTAGTGTAAAAAGGTATCATACTCTCGCCTATTTCTAGATCTTTTGCTTCTACAAATCCTTTTCCTAAAATTGGGAATTTATGATCAGGTGTACAAATTAATTCTTTTCCATTATCAAAAGTAAGTTTATACACTTCAGCTTCTTCTTGTGTAACGCCAGCCCAAGTAACTAAACCGGGGGCTACGTGACCAGTTTTCGGATCTGTGCTATACACCCATACTTTCTTATCTTCTTTGATTTCTTGCTCAATTTCGCTTATAGTTAAAGTTCTTCCGTCCAATAATGGAACTTTAGTATTCATAGCTAAACATGCTCCAGCCAACTGTGTTACGCTAGTTCCTTCAGATCCAGCACGTTTTGCAAACCAAAAGTTATCTAAAATAGATTGTGGCTTAAACTTTTGTACAATATTTCCTTGATCTGGATCATATGTTTTAGAAGACCAATAATTCGTAATTAATTTACGAAGATACGCCTCTGCTTTTGGTGCTGGCATGTTACCAACATCCACATTAAACACTAAACGTTCTGGAGCACGAGCCAAACGATAAATGATAATCGAATCTTCAATCATCGACAATTGACGATAAGCTCTGCGAGCATTTTCTAAAAATGGCAAACGCATTGTTTTGCTTTCGTTCCATACGTCAGAATGTACATAAGTAATCTGATTTTTATCCATCGGAATGTAATCAATTCCAATTTGTTTTAATGGATTATTTGGATCGAATTTAGGTTTACGATACAAATAACCCTTTACCATTACGTTTTGTACATTAGAAAATACAGGATCAATTAATTCAGTGGGAACTTGCACAACTCCCAAAACTCCTTCTTCTACATAATCTTTATGGATAATATGTTCCCAATAGATTTCTCCTTCTACTAATAATTGACGAAAATAACTCCATCCTTTGTGCTCGAAGTCAAAATAATTAGTATACTTTAAAAATTCCTTTTCAATTGTTTCTTTTTGAAAATCAGAAAGATTAACGTTTCTGTATTTTATTTTCAGACAGCTACTAGTATGTGGATCTATATTGATAATTTCATCACAAATCTCATCTAATGCATTTGCAACTTCTGAGAAAGCTGCCATGATACGATAATCTTTAACACGAGCCAATTTATCTTTTTGGATATTGGCATACATCACTTCACTGTATCGTTTATCCGAAGATACAGTTCCTACAGTTTCGTTGTTAAATTCAAAATTTTGCGAAATTGAATGACGAGAAAGAACCTCTGCTCTTTTCATTCCCGTATCTTCGAAATAACGATACTTCGGATTTAAATTCTGAACCATTTGAGTAGTATCAAAACCAGAATACGGAAGTTTAGATGAAATATAATTCATCAACTCTTGTTTAAAGGACGTAGATCCATTAATTTCAGCCATGATTCTATTTACTCTGTATTACGCTGAAATATAGTTCAAGAATGTATTTATACTATTTGTGTCTTTCCAACCGACTGAGTTAACAACAGCAATATTAAAATCTCCTTGAGCAGATAAAGGTGGTAATGTCAGATGAATAACATTCTCTCCCATTATAGTGTAATAAGAACTTGGAATTAAATAACCACTCAACGGTGGATAATATTCAAACTCAAATGAAGTTAAAGTTTGATACATACTAGTTTGATTTGTGCTTATCAATATAGAAGTGGTATATTGAAGCATTTCTCCTAGTATATTAAATGATAGATTTTGATTTTTTGTTTTTATTACTTGAGAATCTCCTACTAATTCTACTGGATAAGAACCATTGGAATTTAACAAATAAATATTTGTCAATAAAGGGGCAGCAGAAATAGATATAGTTTCTGATTGTGTATTTTCCGCAGCTAATTCATCAAACAAATCATATTGTAGTATAGATCTGTTTGTTAAATGAAAATTAGAATCTATAAAATAAATAGTTTTGAGAGGATCTTTAGCAGCAGCAGGAAACAACCAACCCTTAATAGTGAAATTAGTAGTGGATTGAAATCTTGGTTTGTCTGTTGATTGCAATTCTATCGGTTGTTCTACCTGAATAGAACCGCTCCATAATACTTCAGAACGTATTTCGGATAATTCAGGCAAACCAAATTCAAACGGAATTTTCCAAGAAATTATTAAGTAAGGATTAGAATACGGAACGAAATTCGAAAGAATTTGATCCATGTCGCTTTGATAATTAGTTAATATAGTAACCGAAACCCCGACATTAATTGGTATCGGCATTGGTACTTTTGGTGTTGTGGTATTAACTCCACGAGAAGCCGTGTTGTAAAATCCTTCGATTTTATTGAAAACTCTATTTTCGTCTCTATCAATAGAAGTTATGTTAACAGCTATTACGGGAACTGTTATGTTTTGGGATTTGTTTATTATGTCTAAAAGAACCCGCTGAACTGGAGCATGAACATATCTTACCTTTATTTGTTCTTTTTCTACACGATTTTTATCGTATCTAGAAATAATAACATCGTCCATTGCTGCAACAAATTGCACCAGTAGATCGTGTATTTCAAAATAAAATCCTTTATTATACATTTCTTCTATACATTATTTAGAAGAAATAATAATTTAAACGAATCTTGAAATAAAATACTTGGGCAATTTCCTTACTGATCGTATAACCGCATCTGTGATTGTTCCATCTAAGATATAAGTGATACATTTATCATTTTTTGTTCTTACTCCTCTACCACAAGCTTGAATTAAATTATTCAACATTTTATTAACATACCAATCAGGATCTTCTTTGAAGAGTCTTTTAATTCGTTCGTCATTTAATGGCATGTATGCCGCTTTCAATAATATTTGAAATCTAGCCAGATCTTCTTTCAAATCTACTCCGAATGCCATTGAAGGACTCACTAATATAGTAGGTTCTTTTGATTCAATATGCTGTTTAATAATAGCTTCGTTATTTTGCCCGTCTATTCTGAATAGAAATCTAGGATCATTTGTTCGGTCTTTTAAATACTGAGTAATTTCCATAGTATGAGTATGGATAATTCCTTTTTGGTGTTTATGCAGTTCACATATTTTTAAAGTATTTTCGCATAACTTCGGAAGTTTTTCTTTTAAATTCTTAAAATTAATCTTTTCGCCTACTTTTACATAGATGGGAGCATTTTTAGGTTCAAATGCCGAATCTACTTCAATATACTTATATTTCTTGATTCCTAATGTTTTAGCAAAATTAGCATGATCAATAATTGTCGCAGACATTAACAATACTTTGTCACCAAATCTAAAAATACTATCAGACAATCTTTCAACTCTGAGTGGCTTTAATGTTACACCTTCTAAGTTATGTTCAATTACATATTCACATTCTTCCCATGTATCTAATGTTACTTTTATTTGAGAATGTAAATTACTAAAAAGTTTATACCTTTGAACATCAGAATCGATGAATGTACTCTTTTTCTTTTTGTTTAAAACTTTTTTAAGTTCTTCTACTTCGTTTCCTAAATTAATTTTAAGACTTTCCAACCAAATTCTAAACTTTTTGTAATTTTCTACTGGTACGTCTTGTGGTTTAAACCCTAGTCTTTTTAGGATTTTGTAATTTAAACTTCTACTAAAACGCTTTACCAATTCATCTTCTAGTTCCGAAGCTTCATCACAAACAATATATTCTCTTCTCTTTACATGATCAGGAAGAGAAAGAAACATACTATAATTAAGAATTCCGAATTTGTTAATTAATGTATCTCTTCTATTATTATAATAATCACAACGAGAGTTTAAAATGCATCCTTCTTTTAATTTAGAATTAAAAAGACAAGGAGCTACTTCCACATCACAACTTGGATCAACTCTACAAATATAACTACTCTTTCCTTTCAAAGAAAATGCATCGTTAAAACTATTTGTGTATTGATCTTGTAATCCTTTTGTAATAGTCAGCGCAAAAGCTCCAAAAGAAGGTTCGTCTCTACATTCATCTGCTCTCAAATAATCTCCGTATTGATCTGCTCTGAAAGCATTATAAGATTCGATTAAATTTCTAAATTTATCGGTAGCATCTTTTGAGAAGTTTGCAAGTGTTTTTGATAAAAACGACTTACCACTTCCAGTGGGAGCACAACAAATTACAAATTTATATCCACTTTTAAAGGCGGAATCTATCTCTTCAATTAAGTGTGTTTGTTCTTCAGAAGGTTCGTATTTTCCACCTTCGTAAGGAAAGTAATCTAACAATACCATCAAACCATACTACTCTCAAACAACCGAAAGATCAAGTGAATTTTTCTCAAATAATAATACTTTGCTATTGTAGAATCTAGAAACTTGATTTTTATTTAATGATAATAATCTGTAATAAAGTTCTGAGTCATTTTTAGAAATTGATTCTAACTTATAATCAAATGTCAAATAATTGTCAATTTTTTTAATATTAAATGGATACGGAAGTTCGTATTTTTTATTTTCCCCAATATTATTTTTTAAATTAAAAATTAAATAATAATCTTTTTGTGAAAATAGAATTAATTTTCCTTCTTTAATTATTTTATTTTCCATTGAAAAAACTATATCTCTTTGTAAAAAATAATTAAAGTGACTTTCGATATTATCCATTTGATGTATTTACAAAGAATATAAAAATGATCAAGAATTAATTAATCCATCCATCCATATCTTTCAGATTCAGACATAGTAAGATATGCATTATTTAAAATATATTTTCTGATAAAATTTGCTCCTCCTATAAAATTATCTTTTGGATCAACTTTTACCCACTGCAAACTAATTGGATGTAAAAACAAACCCCTTTTCATCCATGCTCTTACATCTTTTTGATTTACTGGATATTTATGAATCATATAAGTATCATCTAAATTTATATTTCGATGATCATGCATTAAAATATCCCAAGTAGTTACTAGATTGTATTTACGAGCATTAAATGGAGGTGGATTTGTTGGTGCTCTAAAAAGTAAACGAGTCATTCCGTGAAATGAACGGAGTAACTCGTTTGAATTTGTACACAACATTCTTCTATAGACTGGACGATTTTTAAGTAAAATTCTACGACGTTTTATAAAAACTTCGCACAAATTATTACGTAAATCGTTTTCTAAAGAAAAAAGAGATAATTTCTGCACATAATTATTTACTCTTTTGCTTCTTGGCAATACCAAACATACGTTGTTCATTAAGGAACATACCCTTCTTTACCTTACCGTATCCATCTATATCAAGATTAGCAACACTCACTCCCTTGTCATTAGGGAAAATCACAATATCATCTTTCTTACAAAATTGTACGTTTGGTCCTGTTAGGACGACTTTTGCCTTTCGCCAAGCTTTTGTGTTTACATTTGTAGGAACATACAAACCATTACGCATTACAGCAGATCCCTTGGAATCTTCCACTTCATCAACGAATTCTACTAATACAATATCATCAAAAACAAAAGAAAGCTTATAATCATCTAGTCCAAAAAAACCTTCGGAATTTCCATCTAGATCGATCATTCCCTTTTTATGTTTAACGTTATCCATGTGAGAAGGTAATTCTATAGCCATGAAAATAGTTAAGACACTTCTTTTATAAATCAATCATTTAAACCTAATTCTTCCAACATTTTTAAATTTTCTTCTACTTCTCTTTTAGAAGTTTCCATAGCCTTTGCCAATAAAACCAAATCTGTGTCTTCTTTTTTAGGTTCTTCTTTGGTTTTCTTAATATAATTAATTCTTTTCTTTTTAACTCTTGGAAGCATGTTTAATACAAATTCGTATTGCTCTTGCTTCGTCTGAAATAATTTACCGTATTTGTTCGACGTTTCGTTGATGATCTGAGCAACATCGGAAGAATACATAGAACACCAGCGATTAACCATATACAAATTGAATTGAGTTTCGCCTTCATTGATGGTATTTAGTTTCTTCTTATTAAAAAGAACAGAATCTATAAAATTAAATATTGTATCATCCATTTATTTTTTTCTTGTAATCTTCGTATGCTAACTCCAAACCAACTTCAAATGGAGTTTCTTCGAAGTTTACCACAGATTTTAATAATGAACAATCTAATTTTTTTCTAGGTGTTCCATCCATTGATGGATCTCCTGTTGTTATACTTCCATTAAAACCAACCACTTTTGCTATTTTTTGAGATAATTCCAAAATACTCATTTCTTGATCAGTTCCTACATTAATCCAGTCAGGAGGATCTTCCAACTTTAACAATTCTAAACAAATTTTAGCTAGATCATCTACGAATAGAAATTCTCTTTTAGGAGTACCACTTCCCCAAATTTTAACTTCCTGAGAATTGTTAATTTTAGCTTCATGAAAACGATGTATCAATCCCGGAATTACATGTGAATTTTCTGGATGATAATTGTCATTCATTCCGTAAAGATTCGTAGGCATTGCTGAATGATACGTGACTCCGTATTGCTTTCTGTAATATTGACACATCTTCAATCCAGCAATCTTTGCAATAGCATATGCTTCGTTTGTTGGTTCTAATAGAGAAGTTAGCAAAGAATCTTCTCTAATTGGTTGCGAAGCAAATTTTGGATATATACAAGAACTACCTAAAAACAGCAATCGTTTAACACCATATTTGTAAGAACTATTGATGATATTAGATTGAATAATAAGATTATCGTAAATGAAATCTGCTG